CAATGGCTGATCGCACTCCCCGTTCCCTTGATCTCCGTGAGAATGCGGAGCGCATTAAGGCTTGGGCGCCCCCTTCAATTCTGCCTGATCCAACCCCGCAAGAAGGATATACTTTCCGCTGGATTCGCATTGGATACGCTGGCCAATCAGATAAGATCAACGCTTCGGCTCAATTCCGGCAGGGCTATGAACCTGTCCGTGCAGAGGATCACCCGGAGTTGCAAATTCGGCCAGATAAGGGCGAGTATGAAAATAATGTCGTTATTGGCGACCTTATTCTTTGTAAAGCGCCAACGGAAATTATCAAACAGCGGCAGGCTCATTATCAACGACTCACTGATTCTCAGATTGAGGGTGTGGATAATAGTCTATTCAGTCAGAATGATCCTCGTGCGCCGCTGCTCCGTGCTGAACGGGCATCAAGCGTCATGAGGCACCGTTGATATGGGAATGGTCCTGTATCAATTCTCAATTTTTTTCTGAAAGGAAAAGTAGATGGCTCTTACATCTGCTCCGTATGGGCTTCAGCCCATTAACCTTTTGGGTGGGCAAGGCTTTGCTGGTTCGACTCGGTTGTATTCGATTTCGTCCGGCTTGGCTGTGAACATTCAAACTGGTGATCCGGTTATTGTCGTTAATACTGGCTCCACGCGCGGCACGATTACCCGCATGAACACCACCACGACTGCTACTACCGTGACTTCCACGGGCGGTGGCTTTGGTTTTGTTGGTGTGTTTGTGGGCTGCACCTACACCGATCCGGTGTTTGGTAAGATTTTCCGTCAAACCTATGTTTCTGGTACGGTTGCTTCGGACATTCAGGCTTATGTCGTGGATGATCCTGACGCCATGTTCCAGATTCAGGCTGATGGTTCTCTTGGTCAGACTGCGCTTGGTTGTAATGCGTCCCTGATTCAAACGCGCGCTGGTAGTTCTGGTTACTTCGCTTCTGGCCTTGCGTTGCAGGCTTCGAGCGTTGCCACCACTGCCACGCTTCCGCTGCGAATTGTGGATTATGTAACCATTGGCGATGCCTTTACTGATGTGGTGGTGCGTATCAACACCCACTTCCATCGGTCAGGCAATACCGGCATTGCCGGTACAGCGGCGTCGTAAGGAGGGCTGAGATATGGCTATTAGTCGCGCACAGCTTCTTAAAGAACTGCTGCCGGGTTTGAACAAGCTGTTTGGCTTGGAATATAACCGCTATGGTGAACAGCATAAGGAAATCTACGAGGTGGAAACCTCGGAGCGCGCCTTTGAAGAAGAAGTGAAACTTTCTGGCTTCGGGGCCGCGCCCGTGAAGAACGAAGGTATGCCGATTGCGTATGATAACGCGCAAGAAGCGTTCATTTCTCGCTACAACCACGAGACGATTGCCCTTGGTTTCTCCCTCACGGAAGAAGCCTTTGAGGACAATCTGTATGAAAGCCTCTCGATCCGCTACACGAAGGCCCTGGCTCGCGCTATGGCTTACACGAAGCAGATCAAGGCCGCTGCCCTGCTTAACAATGGTTTCACCACCTACCAGTCTGGTGACGGTGTGACCATGTTTAACACGGCGCACCCGCTGGTTGGCGGTGGCGTCAATAGCAATCGTCCTACGACTGGCGCAGATTTGAATGAAACCTCCCTTGAGGCGGCGGTAATTCAGATGAGCCTTTGGACGGACGAGCGCGGTCTGCTGATTGCAGCCAAGCCGCGTAAGCTGATTGTCCCGACGCAGCTTCAGTTCACCGCTACTCGCTTGCTGGAAACGGAACTCCGTGTCGGCACGGCGGATAACGATATTAACGCGCTGAAGAACAACGGTTCTATTCCTGAAGGCTATACGGTCAATTACTTCCTGACTGATCCGAATGCTTGGTTCCTTAAGACTGACGTTCCGAATGGCATGAAGCACTTTGTTCGTGTGTCTCAGGAAACCAAGAGTGACGGTGATTTCGACACGGGTAACATTCGCTGGAAGGCTCGTGAGCGGTATTCCTTCGGAGTCTCGGACGCTCTCGGCATCTTTGGAAGCCCAGGAAGTTCGTAATAAAATCAAGTAGTTAAACATTGGAGAGCCCCTAATTTGGGGCTCTCTTTTTTTGTCTTGACAATTTAATACAAAAATTTGTAGTTTCAGCCCATCGCCAATCATCATACGGAGATTGAAAATGAAGGGCAAATTTATCTACAAAATCATCAATACGGTTAATGGGAAATTTTATGTAGGAAGCACTACAAATTCCTACGAACGATTTAGAAATCATAGGAAAATGCTTCGCGGGTCCAGGCACCATTGTAAGCATTTGCAGGCATCATGGAATAAATATGGTGAAGATGCTTTTGTTTTTACAATTGTTAAAACTCTAGATAATGATGCAAATTTATTTGCGGCCGAAGAATCATGGCTGAATGAGCATTTCGGCAAGCCCTACTGCTACAATTCTGGAAAATCGGCCTACGCCCCCATGAGGGGGCTTATGGGGCCGGATAATCCATCATTTGGGAAAATTATTTCTCAGGAACAGCGAGAAGCCATATCTCAAAAACTAAAAGAATTTTATGCTGCTGATCCGGCCAATCATCCTCGTTATGGAAAGCGCCATACACCCGAGACTATTGAGAAAATTAAACTCAGCAGAAAGGGAAAAATGGCAGGGGAAAACCACTATAGGTATGGGAAAACCCTATCAGATGAAGTGAAGCAGAAAATTAGTGCCGCCCAGAAGGGCGCTAAGCGCGGCCCAAAGATCATCACAGAGGAGGGCCGTCGCCGTATAGCTGAGGCTGCGGCACGGGGTAGCTACAGCCACCAAAAGGGCAAGAAGCGTCCCCAGGAGATTATTGATAAAATCAAAAAGAAAATTCGGGCGCTACCAGAAAACATAGTTTTCAATTCGGTGAACGAGGCGCTTGCTTATTACAACATCAAATCCCCTACCCTCAACCGGTCAATTAAGACCGGCAAGCCAATCAAGAAGGGAAGGTTGACCGGAGTTAGTTTTCAATACGCCTGAAGAAAGGGGGCTTCGGCCCCCTTTTTTATCAATAAAGACCTTGCTTTTATTTTTGAAACCACACTATAAGCAAGTAACCGGGTTTAACTCGTCATACCAACTGCCCCGGCAGACAAGCACAGATGGTATGATTGTTGTGCAGGAGTTTTAGCGATGGCGTTCACGACATTTTCTGGTCCAGTACGTTCCGGCCCTAACAGGGAAGGCGCTGGCCGCAATACTGGTCTTGTTGTTCTTACTCAGTCTTATGACACTGGTGTTGTCACGGCTGCTGTCGGTAACGTAGATGCTCAGATGGGTATTCTGCCGCAGGGTTCACAGATTGTGAACATTCTCATAGATCAGGTTGTTGTTCCGGGTGGTTCTTCCACTTCCACGATTTCTGTTGGTAATGCTTCTGGTGGCGCTCAGTTGTCGGCGGCTGTAGTAACCACGGCTGGTGGTCGCTTTACTGGCACTACAACGGCTGCAACGCAGCTTGCTTGGCAGACCTCCACTACGGCTGATACCCCGCTGTGGGTGCGTTATGCGGTGGGTACGGCTGCTGGTGTTGGTCGTGCGATCATCACGGTTGTTTATGTCCAGCGTACCGAAACTGGCGCTCAGAATCCTCCGTCTAGCTTGTAATGGTTTGAGGGGGGCTTATGCCCCCTTCTTTGGATTAGGAGAGATATAATGCGTCCTGCTGTTTATACAGTTACGGGAACCCAGCAATCAGATGTATATACGCCTAGTGAGCGTGTGACCCCCTTTAATGTGGGTCTTGGCGTTACGGTTACTGGCACCAGCAACTATACTGTCCAATATACCTTTGATAATGTGTTTGCATCAAACTACAGCCCGGCATCGGGGAATTGGGTCAACCATCCATCATTGACGGGGCTTACTGCTTCGGCTGATTCTAATATCGCGTATCCGGTTCGGGGTATTAGGATCATTGCAAACTCTGGTGCTGGCTCTGCAAGGTTGACGGTTATTCAGGCTGGCGGCGGAAAGGGGTAAGCCATGAGTATTTCTTCATCCATTACTGGCGGTCCTGCTAATAGTGATGCGGCGCAGGTTTTTAGCCTTCTTTCTGTGATTGCGAATCCTGAAAGCTATAATAAAAAGCTAAATGCTTTGGTTGCGGCTACCGAGGAAAACAAGAAGATTATTGATCTTGTTGGTTCGGCAAGTGAAATCCTTAAAATCCGAGAGGAAATTGAGGAAGATAAGGCCGATGCAAAGGCTATTGTGGCTGACGCTAAGAAGAAGGCTTCTGACATTATTGCGAAGGCTGAGAAAGCCGCTTCTGCTACGCAGAAAACGGCGGAAGAAAAAGCAAATAGCTTGATGGCAGAATCTTCCAAGATGAAGGCCGAGGTTGATGCTGCCCTATTAGAAGCCAAGGCTTTAAAGGCTACTCTTGAGTTGGATCATAAGGCTTTGGTTTCTGCTAGGTCTGAAGCCGAATCTGAGAAGCAGCGCCATTCTGCTCTTTTGGGTGATCTGGGAAAAGAGCGGGCGTCATATTTCCAGATGAAGAAGGTTTTGCAGGATAAGGTTTCGGCCTTTGCCGCTGATATTGCGTAGGGACACTTTGAATGTCTGTAGCGCCTAATGTTGGCATTGTAGAGTTTAGCGTCTTTAGGGCGCCCGATGCTGGCTTGGATGGCGTTCAAGGGCAGGTTCCAGGCCCCACTGCTGCTGAAGCTGGTTATGTCCTCTCCACCACAGGTTGGGTTCCGGGTGGCGGTGGGGGTGGAAGCGGAACGGTTACTAGCGTTGGCGTTAGCGGCGGAACCACGGGGCTTACCTTCTCTGGTGGGCCTGTTACATCTTCTGGCACTATCACAATGTCTGGAACGCTAGACCTAGACAATGGAGGTACGGGGGCAACAACCGCCGCTAACGCCCGCACTAATCTTGACGCGCAGAAAACAATCACATCTGGAACGGCCTCGCCGTCAGGAGGGGTAGATGGTGACATTTACCTACAATATGTATAAGGATTTCAAATGTCTGATAACGTAGGATATACGCCCGGCTCGGGCGCCACAGTTGCAGCCGATAATATCGGCGGCGTTCTTCACCAGCGCGTTAAGATTGGCGTCGGGGCAGATGGCACGGCAGTTGATGTAAGCGAATCCAATCCGCTACCTATGCAAGCTGTTGGCGAATTGATCGAGGCCATTGAAGCTATGCGAATGGCAGTCAATAAGTTGACCCGCACGATTGGCTTTGCATTACCTAATGCTCAAGGCTTTCCGATTATGGAGGCTCGCCAAGGAACTGCCGGTAACTTGCTTATGACAGCCAGCCTTGCCGGTGGCCAGACTTTGGCGACCCTGAGCAACCAAACGCAGATCGGGGGTTTTGCTGCGAATGACCAAGTTCCTTCACTAATGGCGATTCGCGCTTCTTCCTTCCGTCGCAACATTACGGTGACATGACATGGCAACGACAAACGGCAACCGCAAAATTCTTGACTTGAAGCAATGGGATGCTGTGGCGCTTTGCCCGGTATCTTCGCAGGCAGGTGCCTTTATTGCATCATCGCGGCATTTTCGCCAACAGCAACTTTTTATACGAAGCAATTCGGAAGCTTTTATCTACAATCCATCCGAGGATGGATGGCTGGAGTTAGCAAGTCCTGCGCTTGCTGGCACGTTTGGTGCTGGTGCTGCTGGCGTGTCAGGCGCATGGTCAACCGGATCAACAATCGGCGCGGCATCACTGACTGCCACGGGCGGCAGCACAACCACGATTATCACAAACCAAACTCTTGCGCGCGACTTGCGTGGCTACAAGGTCCTCATTATGGCCGGGCCAAACGCTGGCGCGGTTTTGGATATTGTGTCCAACACCATCGGCGCGAGCGCGGTTATTACCGTTCCGGTGCAGGTGAGCGCGTTTTCTGCTTCGACGGTCTATCGCCTGCTGACGCCGCGTTGGTATGTGGTGGGTGCGGGCACTTTGGCGGCAGCATCCTTTCGCGTTTATGACTACGCAACCAACACATGGACAACGCTTTCGCAGACCGGCTTGCCTGCAACTTTGGGCACTGATGGCAAGATGATAGCAACACCTTCGATTGTGGACGGTGATTTCAAAAACTTTGCTACCGGGACCGCAACCAGCGCCACGGCCACCACGCTAACGCAAACAGGCAAAGCCTGGACTGCTTCGCAGTGGGTCAACTCGCAAGTTCGCATTACTGGCGGCACGGGCGCAGGGCAGATTAGAACCATTACGGCCAGCACGGCTGACACGCTGACCGTTGCCACTTGGACCACAACGCCAGACGTCACCAGCACTTACGCCATTTCAGGCAATGACAATTTCCTTTATTACATGGGCAATAACGCTGTCGCCATGTATCGCTATGACATCACGGCAAATACATGGTCAACCTTGTCGCCCGGCGTTGCGCGCGCTGGCGCTCCAAACGTGGGAATGTCAGGACATTGGATTCATAGCGTTAAGGAATCTGATTGGAATGTAGAAAACGCAATTTTGAATGGCCGCTACATCTATTCCTTTCGCGGTAATGGCGCCGCGCTTGATCGCTACGATATAGCTGGCAATACCTGGGCTGCGCTGACTTATAGCCCTGCTGCAACATCCGTTGCCGCTGGAACCAAATACGCTTTGCACGACGGGTTTATTTACTTTCAGTTCAACGCGACGGGTAGGTGGTTTTATTTCGACATTGCCAGGAGTGAGGTATTTCCATGGGGCGTTATGCTGTATCCGCAGGGGGCAGCAGTAGTTGGTGACACGGCTTTTGACGTGATTTACAAAGACGGCGCAACGGAAATTTTTTACATCTACATGCTCCTCAATACTTCCAACATCTCTCTTCGACAGGCGGTGATCTAATGACAAATGCTGAAAAGCTGGCGATTGAAATTGCCCGCAAAATAAACCTGATGCAACAGCGCACTTCCGCCGCAAATGTTGGCGAAAGGGAGCGCGTTGCATCGTTTGATGTGGAAATTGAAAGGTCGCAAGCGATGATTGATGACCTTGAAGAAAAGATAGCAGCCGAGGGTTAATTCCTCTCGGTAATCTGCCATGACGCTATTAACGCTTCTTCAATCACAAGGGGCTGCCCCACCTAAAACCATGTGGATTAAGGTGGCTGGCACTTGGCGTCAAGCAATCCCGTTTATTAAAGTGTCAAGCACTTGGAAGCAGGCGACTCCTTTCATTAAAGTATCAGGGACTTGGAAGTGATGGCAAAGACCCCGGCATGGCAAAGAGCAGAAGGCAAAAGCAAACTCGGCGGATTGAATGCCAAGGGCCGCGCTTCGTATAACCGCGCCAATCCCGGTAAGCCTGGGTTGAAACCGCCCCAGCCGGAGGGCGGCCCAAGGCGCGATAGCTTCTGCGCCAGATCGGCAGGTCAAATGAAGATGTGGCCAAAGGCCGCTAAAAATCCAAAGAGCAGGCTTCGGTTGGCGAGGAAAGCATGGAATTGTTAACTTGCACCCGGTGTGATGGTCAGAAAGAAGCTTCATTGAAGTTTTTCCCGCCACACAATAAAAAGAAAAATGGATTGGATAGCTGGTGCCGCACTTGCCGCAATGGTTATAGGTCTGAAATTAGGCGTGGTAATTACCGCAAAATGGGTTGCGATGATGTCACTTTAAAAAATTTGTT